GAAGGAGAAGCTGGCGATTGCGGTTTTCCTTACATCTCCAGCAAAGGATTGGATCGCCCACTCATGGGGTTGCACATGGCCAGGACGGGTTCGGATTCAATGATTGTACCTATATTCGCTGAAGACAATCCAGATAAAGCCGATTTCCAGAGTCTCCCTCCAGATACGGAGGACAAGATAATACCAATATCTGAAGGAGAGTTCATTCCTGGAGCAAAATTCATAGGGAAATGGGAAGGTCTATCCCATTCGGCGCCACCAAAGAGTGCTTATTATCCGGTGTTGCTCAACCTTCTTGATGAAGAACCCGAACTTGAAATAAAAGTTCCTGCTGATCTGTCTAAGAAAGCTATACATAACAGGAGCATCGCACAACACAATTTTGGTCCAACGCCAGGTCACGTGTTTCCAGAGATGAATGACCCGGAATGGTCTAAGGACTTTGCTACATTGCCTAGATTGTGTGAAGTGTGGGATTTTGAAACCGCCTTGTTTGGTGACCCTTCTCGTGGCATTGAAAGCGCTGCGAGCAGTTCTAAGTTTGTAGGCTATGCTTTCAGTGTAAAGAAAAGCAAACTCGTTGACTTTAGTGCTAAGACCTATGCACCGGAACTGAAGGAAAGAGTCATGCAATATATGAAACAAGCTGAGACTGAGCCTGTTATGCCCATTGCGTCAACCTTTGGCAAGGATGAGTTACTTGACAAAGAGAAAGTGTATTGTGATGTTCCAATGCCCCGCATAATTAATGGCCATGATTTGGCTTACAATATAGCTTTGAGAATGATGTTTGGTGACTATGTTCAACTTATTACCAAACACCATCATGAGAATGCTACGGCAATCGGGATAAATCCTATGAGTACTGACTGGGAATATTTGTATAGGTACACTAATAGGTATCCCAACATAATGGAAGGAGATTTGTCTAAGCAAGAGGCCTCTACCAGCCACATATTTTCCGATTGTTTTGATCCGCACATACAAAGCAAGTATGATTATGATGAAGTGCAGTCCAAAAGGGCGACCAACTTCATTAAAGGATTGAACGGTTACTTCTTTATCAAAACGGTTGCTTATATGAGACGCTGAGAGGTCATAGTTCTGGCCATTTCTTAACTGCTTTGTTCAACAGCTTTATGGTTTGGGCAGGGCATAAGAAGGCTTTCGAATACTTGGTGCCAGATAAGTAATTTGCTGACCATGTGGTCCTTAAATGCATGGGTGATGATTCAAAAGGAAGTGTCTCTGATGAAGTCAGAGACAAATATAATATGATCACTGT